TTCCGGAATATCCGAAACTCTCACTTCGTTCCGTTTTGTTTGTTTTTTCATTTAGTAGTTGTTTAAGTTGGTAAATTTCTTCCTCAATCATTTCCGTTCTTTCTTTGTCGAATCCTTCGACTAAAGATTTGCGAATCATTAACTCGCCTAACACATTGTTAAGCATTAGTTGTGTTTCTGTTGTTGTTGTCATTGTGTTGTTATTTTATGTTATTTATTATAATATGATTCAAAATGTTTTTGAATATTAGATTTATCGCAATTTCTGTAAGCATATTGATTACCTTCACAAAAAAAGTCATAAGCAAAATTCATTAATGGTTCGCAAAGTCTTAATTCATTATTAGGTAATATTTGCTTTAATTCTATAACAAAACCAGTATAAATAGTTCCTTTAATATTTGAGACTTTACACTTTGCAAGATAATTACCTTTTAAAATGCTATATTCGTCTCCTATTTCGATTAATTTTATATTCTCCATAATTATTTATTTATATTATTTAAAATTCTTAAAGATGCTTCAGTTGCTTTTTTAGCAGAAAAATCTAAACTAAAACCTAATCTTAAAAATCTTTCTAAATTCATTAAATAAATTGATTTTTTAATTTCTTCATTCATTTCTGATTTTAAAATTTGTGTTGCTGTGTTCATGTTGTTTGTTTTAATTATACGCAAATATACACAGATTTACACACGTGTCAATAGTTTAAATGTTAAATTTTTTAGATTTAACGTAACTGCTTGAAAATCAAATCAATTATTTTACGCTATCTGCCGAATGTTATATTCTTTTATTATAGCTTCCCTTATCTCAGCATCATAGGCATATATCTTTGCCCATACTGATAATGTTTCATTGCTACTTGCTGGGATTTCTCTAAGGATTTGCTCCTTAATGTATTCATCTAAATGTGGCATTTTATTTAAAATTTAAGTTATACCATTCATAAAAGCTATCGAAGTCTTTAGCGATGTAATATATCCCTCCGGCTTTTTCAATTGATTTCTGATAAGCTTTTTGATAAACTGATTGTCTATCTTTCCCAATCTTAACTTCAATCATAACCGCTTTTCCTTTTATAACTGAATGAATGTCCGAAGTTCCTTTGGTCATATTTGTTTTTACATATCTTCCATTTATCATTCTCGAAATTACATTTATATTCTCTGCATGATTTCCGTTTAATTCAATAAACTTTATAATGCTTTTTGTTAGTTCATTGGCTGTCATGATTATTTATAAAATCAATTAATTCATTTTTGTTTAATATTTTTATTATTTCACCTTTTACATTTAATAAATTAGCTGTTTCATAAGGATAATTTCCTTTTACAATTAAAATTTGTATTATATAATCATTTATTTTTTTTGGAATTAAATGTCTTAGTTTTTGTAATAAAAGACCTTGCCCTTTTCGTATTGGTTCATTTTTATGTTTACTTTCAATTATAGTTATAATTTTATTTTTATAATCATGAATTATTAAATCAATATTATTTACAACAAGGTCTTTTCTACAATTTTCAGCAATAAATAAATTTAATGGCGAACCATAATATTTAGAATTATATTCCATCTTTTACAAAAGTTCCATTTTGCATTTTACCTGTCCTTTTTGAAATAACAGAATAGGCTGAATTAATACAATCTTCAATATTATATCCTTTTAATTTTGCTAAATTTGTTAATACTACAACACAATCTCCTATTGCATCAATAAACTCTTCTTTATTATTTTTTAGTATAGCTTTTGAAAGTTCCCCAGCTTCTTCAAATAATTTTAAAGTTTGTGTTTTTTCATCTCCTTTTTCATAAATTCCTTTTTCTTTAGCCCATTGTCTAATAGATTCAAATTCATTTGTTAGATTCATTTTTTGTTTTTTTTATTTTGTTATTTTTATTTTAATTAGTGGTTCACTATTATAATTTAATAATGTAAAATTATTAAAATTTAAATTTTTTAAATTTCCTATAAATGTCATTTTTGGTAATTTATATATTTTTTTATTTAAATATTCTGCTAAAGACTCAATTTGATTATTATAAATATGGGCATTACTTATAAAAAAACAAATATTTCCTGGCTTTAAATTTAATTCATTTGATATTACTAATAATAAACTACTATAAAAACAAATATCATTGGGAAACCCTAGCATCATATCACATGACCTCATATTAACCGTAATATTTAATTTATTTTTATAAATATTAAATTGAAAAGAATAATGGCATGGTGGTAAAGCCATTTCATTTATTTCAGAAGCATTCCATAAATTAACAACTGCTCTTCTTGAATATTTATTAATAGTTAATTCATTAATAACATAATTTAATTGGTCCGTTATACCATTAAATTTTCTTAATTGATACCCATAAACTTTGCCTAAATCTCCATTTTTATCCGCCCACAAATCCCAAATATTTACATTATTTTGTTTTAAATATTTAATATTTGTTTCGCCATTTAAAAACCAAATTAATTCATAAATAAAATTTTTTAATAATATTTTTCTGCCCGTTAATATTGGGAACCCACAATTTAAATTATGTGAAATTTTAATATTATTTAAAACTTTAACCTCTCCATTTCTTGAATTTTGGTTTTCGCCTTTTAATAAAATATTTAATAATATTTTTTTATATTTTAATTCAAATTTATTCATTTTTATTTATTTTTATTATTTAAATAATTATTAAATGCGGCAATATATGCAACGGAGTCTAAAAAGGTGTCTTCTTTATAATTAAAGCTAAGTCTACTTAATTTTAATGCAATTAAACATTTAAAAAAATCTTCAGGTGTAATTTCTTTATTGCATAATTCTGTTGCTATTTTAGCCGCTTTAATTATTGATTCATCAAAAGGGCCATACATTCTTTCTTTTTCTTCAGAACGTAAATTTATTATTTCATTTGCTTTTTCTAATATATTTGTTTTCATGTTTATTTATTTAAAAAGGTAAATCTAATTTTTTATTTAATACTATGTCATTTATAAATTCATTGCTGTATTCAAATTCTGATTGAATTAATTGAATCCATGAATCTGAAGAATATCCAATTCCATTTTCAATGTATCTTCCGCTATTTAAATGATATTGAAAATCTGAATACCCGACTTTTCCCCAATGATTAAACTTTACTTTTTGAATATGTACGGTTGTTAGATTATCAATAAAGTCACGATAAACAGTTATTCCATTATCAGTCTTATTAAAAAAGTTTGCTGAGCCTGAAATGTTATAAAGGTTTGGAACTTCATATTTTCCAGTTTGCTTATCCTTCATAATCTTAGTTGGATGCGCCACTAAAAAACAATGCAATTTATAATTTTCACAAAACATTCCAAGTTTATCCATACTTTCACCAATATACTTCGTTTCACTTTGCCCAAATTTATGTTCTAATTTATTCCACGCATCAATTACAAAGCTATCCAAACCAAATCGAAACTTTAAACTCTTTACATGATTAAGTATTGAATCCAAAGTAAAATCCTTCTCAGGCTTTACAAACCAAACTTTATTATTCAATGCTTCCTTTACTTGCCTTAGTTCTTGCATACTCATTTTATCTTTGCCTTCAAATGATTTACCTAATACTTTTCTAGCAAGTTTACTAAAATGCAATTCAGTTGGTTTATTTTCAGGTGAATAATAAGCATTACGCCATCCATGTTTAAAATGTAGTCTTAAAATTATTTCATCTAAAAAGTCAGATTTACCATGACCAGGAATGCCAGTTATTGTAGTAATATATCCCGGTACAAAAGTTAAATGATTATCAAAGTTTGGATGCCCTATTTTTAATCCCGGTTCAAGTCCGTTAATATAAATATCATCAATTTCGTTTTCAATATCTTTAACCGTAAATACTCCTTCAAGTGGAAACTCTTTAGGTTGACTTACTGATTCAATAATACCTTGAATGCCATACTTTTGTAAACATTCATTAGCATCTTTGCAGTCTTTAAACTCTATGTATTTACATCTTTCTTTACCAAGTCTTTCAGCAATTTCATCACGTAATCTTCTACCTGCATTATCGTTATCAAAGCAAAGGTAAAATTCCGGTACGTTCATAAACTTATCGGCAACCTCATCCAAATACTCTAAATTATTGTTTTTTAGGTTCGCTCCGTTCGGAACGCTTAAAACGTTTTTATAGCCACTTTGATACAATGATAGTAGGTCAACCTCACCTTCGCATAGAAACGTTCTTAAATCGCTTTTAAATGCGTTTAAACCATAAAATATAAGTTGAGAACCCTTGTGTAGTTTAAAATTCTTTGCGCCATCCCGATATTTAACATTTATCAGTTCGTTTTGGTCATTGAAATAATTGAACTGAATCGTGTTGACTTCTTTGCCAACTTGCGGCATAAACTCTAATCCTTCGCTAATATTCCAAAACTTTAATGTTTCTTGGTTTATTCCTCTGCCTTCAAACCACTTTACAACTTGGTTGCTTAATTCTGTTTTGTTCTTCCACTCAGGTTTAACGTAAACTTTCTTTTCAATTGTTTCTGACTTTAAGAATCCGTTCCAACCACAATGGTGACAATGCCAAACTGATTTGTCTAAATTTACGCTTAAGCACTTGATATTCTTTTTCTTACGTTCAGGCGAACACTTCGGGCAAATAGTTGTTATCTCACCTGAATGTTTATGTGCAGGTATTGTAATTCCGTATTCTGAAAATGTCATAACACAAGTTTTGATTTAGTTGGTTGAACATTGTTTTTCTCCCAAGTATGAATAGCAGCTTTCCAGTTCTTCATTGAGTTCTTGCCTACTTTCCAACCATTTGATTCGTAATAGTTAAAAAACTTTTCGGCATCAATACCACGATTTCTTTCAGCACAATACTGCCTAACTTCTTCCAAAGTTGGTTTTAAATTTTTTGATACTTTATTTTTATTATTAATTACATTTATAATTTCATTTTCATTTTCATTTTCCATATGTTTATCATATGATTTAGATATGTTATTCATATCTTTTTCCTTTTTTAATCTATTTTGTCTTCTACTTTCTGAATAATTTTTACGTTTATTTATCTCATCTTCAAGACGTTGATTAAAAAAATTACCATCAGAATCTTTTTGAAATTTGCAAAATATATCTTCATCATATCCATTACATATCTTTTTCATATCTTTTTCTGATAAATGACCTCTTTGATGTTGATGACATAAAATTCTAATATATTTACCAACCTGTTCATCATTTAATAAACTTGTTCCGGTTAAAAAATCAGAACTATAAAATAAAAATGCTGGGTCTTTCATGGCTTATAAGTATTATATATTTTAAACCTTTTACTAATTGGCGGTTTAAGTACACCACATATCCAATTCTCTAATTGAATATCATATACCAAATAAGTGGTAATCTTCCACGATTTCGAAACATTGATACATTCATCAATAGCTTCATTAAAGTTTTTGTAAATCATAAATAAATAAAACTAGCCAACAATGGAAGACCCGACCGCAGAAGTTTATTAGAAACTGCATTTGGCATTGTTGGACTAGTAATATTTTTAATGTGTTTCATCAGGTCTTCGGGAGCAAATGTAATTAAATTATTTTGTGTTTATTAAAAAAAATAAATAAGTATTATTAACAAATAAATGTTAATAAATAAAATGTAACATAAATTTTAAATTTAAAGTATAATTAATTTTGTAAAAAAAGAGTTACAAATTTAACATATATAAAATAGAAAGCCATGCCGATACCAAAACCAACCAAAGACCAAACCGAAAACGAATATATTTCAACCTGCATAGCCTTTTTAGTTGGCGAGGGCAAAGACAAAGAACAGGCGGCTGCTATCTGTTATAGCAACTGGAAGGAATCGAAAATGGAAAAAGCAAAGGTTATTACTATTGATTCAAATTTTGAAAAGACTTACAATGATTATCCAAAGGCGGCAACAGAAAACGCAAAGATAGCTTTGAGATGGGCAGAGGAAAATGGATGGGGTTCATGTGGAACTCCGGTTGGTAAAACTAGGGCCAACCAATTAGCTAAAGGTGAATCAATAAGTAGAGATACAATATCTCGCATGGCAGGGTTTGAACGACATAGGCAGAATAGCCAAAAAGAACTTGGGGATGGATGTGGAAGATTAATGTGGTTAGCATGGGGTGGTGATGAAGGCATTGAATGGGCCCAGAGGAAATTAAAACAAATAGATAAAAAATAATATGAAAACAATCACAGACGCACAACGCAAAATTATGGATGAGTATGAAGCTAACTTAATCCATTTATTAAACTTACCTGAGAAAACGCATCGGGATATTTTAAATGAAGATTTTAACCATGGCAGGCCAGTTCCATGGAAAAAACACAATCTTCAAAACAAAAGAAACTTTATAGTTGAGGAATTAAAGCGAATACAACGCTGGAAAAGTAATTAAATATTTTGAATAATAAAATTATTATACAACTGTACACAGAAAGTAAATATAAAAAGTTAACTAAAAATATTTGTTCTAAATATGGGTATCAATATGCTGAGGATTTACATTCTGAGGTTGTAATTAAAATAATTGAAAAAGGAGATAATCTTTTAGAAATAAAAGATTTATTTCATTACTTTTTTGCTTTTGCCTATAGGACTATCAATGAGTACAAAATATCAAAAAAGTACGGCTAC